CTCAGGCGAAGCGAGTTTCGAGCACTGATCCGCGGCGGAATCGCAAGAGGAAGCGGCGGGGAGTAAGAGACAATCGGACGTCTGGTGAGACGAGCTTCCGGGTTTGGAACCGGCAGAATATATCGGGCTTATCGGAACGTAGACCCTTCCCACCTTTGGCCGGTGATTAAGCTACTACGCTCGTAATTCGAGCCTACACGACAAGTTGTCGGAGCATTGGCAAAGTTGTGAGCCATGCACGTTGGCCGTGGCGGATTGATCTTTTGCTGAATTCTTAGGCATCTGATCATGAAACCACTGCACGCGTTAGAGCCTTTGTGCTGGAAGAGAAGATTACACAGGAATGTGGGAAACCAACGTTTAGGCGCGCAGATATGCCCCATTAGCCGTATCCCGGCTGGCCGCGATAGTTCGCTGAAATAGGACAAAACGCACCATGCGCCAACAGAGATGCAAATCATTCACTCAAAGACCAGGGTCGCGCTTACACCCACCTTGGCTTCAAGCATTGCACCGAACCGTGCGGAGTACACACGAAGATTAACCAGAATCCCCCCAATTCATGCCTTCAAAACAAAATTGTGCTACCTTTGTGCCTTCGATGAAGGTCGTGTTCGTTATCTGTCTCCTGTCCCTGACCTCCCCTGTCCTCTCACAAACGATGGTTTGTGATGACGTGTGTCCACGCGCTCCGTTCTCGTTGCGCGAGGCTTGTGTGGTGCAGCACCCTGATCTAGTGCTGCACAACAACACAGTTCCAGATTTACAACCACTCACTATGCGGTCCTTCTTTCAACGCATTGGAGTGAAGATTCCCAACACGCCGAGTGTGCGTGAAGTTGTGGATTCGGTTGCAGATTCCATCACCGCTCGTAACGAAGAGTACGACCAGTGTTGGTTCATGTGTGACTCAATTCAACCACGACGTTGGAAGACTTGGAATGAAATCTCGTCCGATTTGGTAGGTGTTACCTCCTCCGCTTTATCGCATCTTGGCGGAGTTGCAGATTCAACCACCTCCATCGCACTTGAGAAGCTTACCAAAGTCACCAATGCCGTTGTTGAGTATGATGTGCGCCCTGCTGCCGAGTGGTCGGCTGAGGCCGCAAGTGCGACTGCTGAAGTTGTTCGCAATGCAGCCATTGAAGCCACAGGTGCGACGGCGGTGAAGATCGTCGACCTTAAAGACACTGCTAAAGAAGCACATGCTGCCGGTCAGGCCAAACTCGAGCAGCATGTTGAGCAAGTTGTCACCACAGTTTTGGAGAAGTCTAGTTCGTGGATGTCTTGGATGGCTGCTAAGATTGACGATGCAGCAAATGCCCTTGAGCAAAAAGCACGTGAGCACCGCTCAAAGCTTGAGCTCCAGCGAGAGGGCATTGAGCCAAACCCTGGCCCTCCAAAGGCTCTCAACCCAAATCAGCTTGAGCAAGAGGCTGAAAGAGTTGATGAGCAACAGTGGCTCGCTAATGTTGCTGAAGGCATGGGCGTTGCTGCTGCATTGCATGCCATTGATCTGGACTGGGATGTTGCGAATGCAGAGCATGAGATCGATGACAACCCATCTGAGATCACCACAGAAGCAGGAGCCTTTCGTGTCAACCGTTTCGTTGGTCATGATCAGGACTCAAATGTGAGTGATGAGGTTGTTGTCCCTGAAGGACCTGAACAACCCCAACTCCCGCATCCTCCACCAAGAGAACCCTTTGTGTACTACTTTGTCTGTGAGCTAGGAAACATGCATCATCTCGTTGCGGAGATGGACGTCCCCCTAGACGTCCGTCATAGTCTGCTTCGTGGTGTGATTCCTCAGCCCTCGACCACTGCCACGTTGACGTGGTTTGCATCTAAGGTTCTCCGATCTGCGTTTGTGTCGTATTTCACCACGCTAGTCGTTTGGATTTGCTGGTTGTTTGGATTGTCCAGTGTACCCATTCGCGTGGCGTTGTTCTTTTTCTCGTCGACGTTTTTGATTGAGGAGTGGTTAAACCACACATTGTTAACAGCCTCCTTCACCGTCGTTCACATGTTGCTTGCGCAGAGCTTCCCCGGCTTGGTCTTTCAGGCTTTTTGCTTGTGGCTAGCCGTGAGGCAGGTTGTTGCTTCTGGTTTGGAGCTTGATGAGCTCTTCTTCGGAGCAGTCACCGCCGAGGGAACAACGCTCAGTCAGCGACTTGTTTTTGAGAATAGTCCCGTTGAGATATGGGTTGTCACTTTTTCGGAGGTTGATGAACTCGATTTCAGATTGCGGGACCGTCTGGATCAACGCAATGGTTTCAACCGAAAAACGGAGCTGCTGCATCAACCTCATTGGCGACAAGCAAATGCATTGGTGCAGCGGCGGCAGAACAATTGGATCTCTATGTTGAGCAATCATCCCATAATCCGTCGTGATTTGGGGTTGGTTGATTTCACTTTGATGTTGTCAGCGGGTGTAGCCACGTTTGCAGACATCAAGATGTCTTTGCGTACCAACCTGCTCTCATATGACCGCTTCCGACGTCAGGCCAACCACCCTGAGTGGTTGGACCACACTGATTCCACCGGTGTGTCAGAGGCATTGTCCATTGTTATGCTTTCGAAGTTGTTCACCAAGCAGCATGTGTTACCTTCTTTTCTCATGCCGACCGAGGGTCTCGACACCTCGTTATCGGCTACACTGTCGGGGAATTTGACATCACGACCCAACATCCGACTGATTCACTTTCTATACGACTTCGCCATGTCGGCGAACACGGACGATCGATCAAAAATCGTTTTGTGGCGTGTATTGGGCCGATGTGTGTTGTGGATCCATTCGCTCACAAGCCCTTGTACATTTCTTATTTTCCTGATCCTCTTGATGTTGGAAATCAAGTCGCGGGTGTCATGCACCGGTACGCAAGAGACATGCCTCATGTTGAACTTGCCGATGATTTCTACACTTTTGCCACCTCTTTCATTCGACATTTCTTTGTTCCCCTTGCTCCCGGTGAGTTGGTTGGAGTAGAAGAGTGGTTGGCGAGGTGTCCATACAATGAGGGTCGCCGTGAGATGCTTCGTCGGGAACGCGTTGATCGGTTTTACACAGATAGAGAAATGCCAAACAGTAAGAGCTTCCTGAAAAGGGAGCCATATCCAGAGCCCAAGAACCCGCGTGTCATCAATTCACCCTCTGATGCATCGAAGGCTTGGCTTGGATGGTTGGTCTATTTGATAGATAAGAAAACTTTCTCCTCACATCCAGCTTTCGTCAAGGGATCTGATCCTAGCACTTGGCCCTCTAAGTTAGAGCGGTGCTTTGCGAGCAATCCCGTGATGGAAACTGATTTTTCTTCTTTTGAAGCGCATCATCGTGGTGTGTACTCACGTATTGTGTATTATTGGCTAATGCACATGTCTCGCAATGTTGGTACGAACGCTGAGCGTTGATTGATTTCACGCCTAGTTCTAGGTTCCAACCTTACTGTGATGTCTGGTTTACGAGCTCGTGTGGATCAACGGTTGATGTCAGGATCTTTATGGACTTCATCTGCCAATGGCATATTGAATCTATTAATCATGAATTATCTCGTTTGCCGCACTATGCAACCACACATGCCAGCTGAATTGTTGGCGACTGTGACTGACCAATACTTCCAGGGTTTTGTTGAGGGTGATGATGGCATTTGTCGGGACGTTGGAGTCTCACAAGATCTGATTGATGGCTTGGGTTTGAAGTTGGAATTCGAACGCAAGAACCATTTCTCAGATGCCTCCTTCTGTGGCATTGTGTGTGATCCTTCTGAGTTGATCATAGTCACTGATGTGCTCAAGGTCATCCGTAATTTCTTTGTTCTCCCCATCGAGTACTCTGACTCAACATCGCGACAGTTGGCGATGCTTCGTGCAAAGGCCATGTCGTATTCCTACCTCTACAAGAACTGTCCCGTCATAGGATGGCTCGCGTATCACGTGTGTTCTTTAACCCGCGGCATTGATATTGCTCCCGTATCGACTGAGTTGAATTGGATGCAAAAATTGACGCTACCTTTGGCTCAAGAACATCGCACGTACCTCTCCCTACCCAACATCAGCCTGGCGTCGAGACATGTTGTTGAGCGCCGCTTTGGATTTTCCGTTTGTGAGCAGATCGAATTCGAAACCAAGTTTTGCCAGTCGGATGGTAATATTTGCTTCGATTTGTCGCGATTCATGAATGCGGATGATGTTTGGCATGGTTGGACACACGTCTTTTCTCGCTCTAATCCACATGAGCTCATTCACATAGACACTTTTCTGAATGAGCATGTGAGACATTGCGTTGCAAATGGACGTGTTGGGCATCGTGCGCTTGATGTTCGGCAAGTCGATCAAGAGTATCTTGCCGCTGGTGCTCCTTCTTTTGTTTTGCAACCCATAGAGCACGACTCAATCTTGCCTGTTCCCCACATGCAATTGAATCGCTTCCCTATGTCCTTTGTTTTCTAAAACATCTTTTCTGCAAGGAAGCTTTTGCTTGGGGCCTGACTACCCCC